GTCCATGTGAACTTATCAAAATAAGATTCTCGCTGAACTATGTAAGATATTGCTAACTCATCTTCTGCTTTCAGAGCAAAAATGCGCGGGTCAATACTTAACTCCTGCTTCACATCTGTGCTTAATTTCTCAGGAATGTCAGCATCGTTTGTGACTGCAGTGTTACCAGCAAAACGAATCACCATTTTATTACTACATGTAGCTACAGTCGGTTTTGAAAAACCAAACGCACTAGCTATAGTAGAAGTGGTCCTAGCTGCTGTTTCTAAAGCAGTAGCATATGGACCGATAACTGGTACTTTCGACATTATATGCGCGGCATCCGCTATGGTTGTAGCAGCTTGACTAATAGGTTTGTTTACCGTTTCGTCTTCTCTACCACTCTGGGCTGTTAAGCCTATCATATTCTTAGCAGTAGGTCCTGCAACTTTAACATTTTCAGCCCATGCATAAACAGATATAGTAACCACAGGTGTACTTGTAGCCATATTAGCATGCCTCAATGATGTAAACTGCCTTAATACTAAAGTACCGACACATGTGGCAGCAGGATTTCCACCTATTCTGGTTTGAGTTAAATCTATATAATCTTCATGCCAGAAAAATGGAAGCACCATCTCCCCAGCTGTGCTCTCAGAAGGGTTAATCATGATTTTCGGAAATTGCGAGAACTGTACCAAATTGTTAGTATCAGAAGCCCCTAATAATGAAAAATTATCATAGGGGGCCAAGGGCCAATACGCAACTCCAGCAGCTCCATACATAAACGGATTTCCTGTAACAACTATTTTAACATGTAAATCAGCTTTGAATAGCTTATAATTGTTTATTCTGTTAGCAATTCTTTTATTGGTCAAAAAGTTATACCAAGGATTAACTGAACCTAATAGGGCCACCGTAGGATCCCAAGTAAATGTTTCAATCAATGTAGGACGGGACAAAAAGTCCGACAAACTTACTGATGGATCATCTACTCGATGTCTTGGATCTGAAAAGCCAACTTCTACTGTATCATCTGGTTTTGATTGTGTAAAACCTAACACAGCCTGTTGATTAGTTATTATTCCGGACTGTAATTCCAATTCCGGAAGCGTCTTTAAGACTACCATTTTATTGACTGAATGGTCTAAGTCATTAGTATATTCTTGTTGTGGGGTCCATCTATAGAACCATGTTTCTGAGTGTGTTATTGCATCCAGACAAAGCCTCAATCGATCGATCACACTCTTATCTCTCAATTTGGTAACCAATGTCGGATCATATTGTTTTTTCCAGGCTAAAAGCGCCTCATCAAATGTAATATCCAAGCAATTACAGTATATTTGTAAGTTATGTTTCCTTACAATTTCTGTAATCTTAGAGCGAAAATCTTCATAAGCCGCTCTGCCTGCAAATTTCATTTCAAATAAAGCACCGTCAACATTAGAGCCTGTAATATTTTCTATGTTGACAGTTTTGGGGGGGTTTAAACAGCTAAGACTCTTATATATACTAGATTCATCTAGTTGAGCAACGTAACAACCAAATTCTCTATCGTATCGGAATTTCCTTTTAAGAAATTCTAACTCTTCTAGTTTATAATACTTAGACTTATTATCATCTTTCTTTCCATTTGTTGCTTTTACTCCAGCTATAGCTAATACATCTATTATTGCTTGCATATCTATGTCATAAGCACGTTTATGTACCTTAGCTATAGAATCATCACCAAAGGTTAACAACCTTACGGCACTCTTGAAAGTACCTAACCCTTTTTTCCTAATCATATAGTACGCACACCTATAATACAAGGAATTAACTACACTCCCTAGAATGGAAGTTATATTAATTCCAGAAGGAATAATTCCGTCTACTATAGCTACGTCACCATTAAAATCCACCACTGCATGTAAAATCTCATGTTTTAATACCAACATTGCAGTTTTATCATCTTTCGAAAAATTCTCAGGAAATAGAAATGGAACACTCAATATTATATCTAAAGCTGCATCAATCATAGCAGTCGGAGTTATAATATCAAAGTTTGCCATATCTAATGCCATGTAATGTTTCCCTTTAAATTCATCGAAATAGTCAATAATCTTATTCCACCCAGTTGAATGGGGATTAATACCCACACAACACTCTGTGGTTTCCGTTTGAGTGCAGAAAAATCTAAGAGTGGTTAGGAAATATTTCCGTATTAACAACTGTGTATGTGTAGCTGCTGCAAAGAAAATTCTGCTTTTTCCGGCGGCAATCTTATGTTCCAAAGTAGGTTCACTCTTAACATTAGCTGAAAACATTTCATAGGTTCGAAAACCTTCGCGTAACTTTAAATCACGCTTATGGAATTCTGCTAGCACAAATGGTTCAAATTCCCATTTACCATTTCGTAACGTAGCGTATTTACTCTTCACACCAGGTAAATGTTTTCCCATAGAAGTGGACATATTCATACTATTAATATATTTCTTACCATCAATACCTTGCACATTTTCATTATCAGTCAGCACATAGATTTCTTTACTCCATCTATGGACCTCTTTCTTAATGTGTTTATGCAAGCTGTCAGTATAGTCTTCTTTAGCCCATTTTAAAACATCGGGCTTAAAACCTCTACCTCTAGTTTTATATATGTCTATGTACCTTTTAATAGCATGTTTTTTATCTGTTCCCTCAGGACCTCGTACTGGGGCTGCACCCCATACATAAGGATGTTGAAACACCTCTTTTACGCTATCACATATTGGAGTTTTAACAACTTTACTAACTGGGCTAACTCTATTTTTCGTACCACATATAAGTTTTATACCTTGTATATCGTTAGCACACGTAACTATGGGACTCTTAAAATGAGGTAAACCATGTTGTAAATCAATACCATACGATACCAAACTAAAATCAGATTGTTGTACCAGGAAACTATTGCTAAATTGCGAAATACAGTTCTGAATGTCAGATTGTAATACTAAAGCGCTAACGCCATAGTGTACTGTTTTGTTACCAGCCACATGAATACCCATTATATGAGATTGTTTTCGAGAAACATCTACTAATGGAGCTCCACACAGCCCGTTAAACGTACAAGCTATGTAAGAATACCCAGCAAAATCTGGTTTGTATTCTGAATTTATATTACATTGATGCAGCATCAAATTAGCAGCACCAACTATATTTTTAGCTTCTACTGGTGATATTATACCATTTTTATCTCTATAAATTAACTTACCTATAGTCTCATCTCGGACTAATTTAGTAGGAAAGT